CTCTACCCGAAGAGTTTCGTCCATGGGTCAAAGTCTGTAAAAACTACGTTACCAGCGCTCCTGCCATCAGTGCTCCCATGCCTCCGAAAGACATGGTTTTTCCTACCGGCGGTTCCTTTTATCCACCCGGTCGTTATGCTGCTGCGATCGACAAAGAATCCTCTCTCCGCACACTCGATCAGCCTCTGGATACATGGTGTACCAACTCACAATACATTCCGAAGCAAACCAGTAATATGTATGTAAGCGGAAGCACCTTACCGGATCGCAAAGCCATGTCCAACGCCTTTGTCTCTGAACTCGCCATGCCCAAAGCTCTTCTTCGAAATGATGAATACACATGTCGTACTGCCAATGATACTGCGTATTTTCAGCGCAGTGGACGCCTATTTAACAATCCAACCAAACAAGATCGTTATGGAGCCCAAAAGTATTATGCCTTACCCGAGGGTCTTTCTCAAGGCCAACCTATGCCACATGGCGATGTTCCATCCGTTCCTCCGACCGTTCAAGCTGTCAAAGCTAAAGGTCCCTTCACTCAACCTGGCGGTGCCCTACCTGAGAATCATCCCTTAGCACAAAAAGAAAAAGCCAAAAAAGAACAATACTTGCGCACCCTCACGAATCTACAAGATGATACTTCTGTTCTAGGTATTGCCACAAATGGCTCAGCTGCTCGCGTATGGTAGACGATACTTCATATTGTAGAATCAGCCCTGTAGCCACATTTAAAAATCCGATCGAATCCAGCGCTCGATCAAATGTCTCTTCATATACATATTGTTTCAAGAGAAGTCGAATTTTATCTTCCTGGCTCGGCACAAAACTCGGATCAAAAAATACATCATATGCGCATTTTTCTGTCAAAATATCAAATTGGATCGGTCGTATCCCTTCCACTTCGAATAAAAAGTGAAATGTTGGATTTTCTTGTGTAGCCATCCAGATTGGAAGGGCCTTAGACAATGCTACCGCAATGGTTTGTTGTTCCTCTTTCTGTAACAGTGGAACAATCGACACATATTGATACAATGGGATATTACGTCCTTCTAATACGGATGGCATCGCCGCCAAGCGCCACATGTCACCCATGATATCTTGGGTTTTCTTCGTTGGATCGATCATATTATGCCAGCTTGTCAGAACATCCGGCCTGAGTTCAGTCGGCACAGAGTTTCGTACTACACCAAACGAGAACTCATCTAAATCAAATCCCTTGTATCGTAGTGGCCGAAGTTGACCACGAATCTTTGCGAGAATGACTAGCGCATGACACATGTCTTGTGTCGCCCAGTTTAAGTGTGGTAACTTCGCATGGACATATTCTTCTAGTTGCGCATATTCTACCGCCGGCATTTGCTGTGTATGTTTCATGAATTTACGTACCAAATGCTCGAATTCCGCCTCATACTCTTCCCAGAACTGAATATCTTCACGATAAATTCGCAATGTCAGCAATCCTTCTTGAATCTCAGGTGTACAAAGTTCGTGAAGTTTATTTTGATACATCGCACATTCTCGTAACGTAACCAGTCGGAGCATTTCATACCATGTCTCACGTACATCATGTGTTTTTACCCATTCAGGTAACGAAAAAAACTGTCCAAACTGAAAAATCGACTCTGTAAATTGTCGATCGATTTGTGGTACATCTCCTCGATCACGTAACGTATTCCAATCTGCTCCATCCAGACCTCGTAACATATCTTCAATGCTCATTCGACCCTGTGTTCCCTCCACTGTGCTTAACTTGAACGACGCGACATTGTGATATCGCAAGAAAGGGCGCGGAATCTCACGCACAAACCGTGAAAGGGATCGTTCTTGCTTAGAATATGTTAAATACAGCGCTTTCTTTGCTCGTGTCACTCCTACATAAAAAAGTCGCCGTTCACAAATAATATCGTCATCCGATTTTCTCGCAGGAAACACATCATCGTGTAGATTCATAAAAAATACAATATCCCATTCCAGACCCTTACTTGCATGGATCGTAGCCAATGTGATCCGTTTCTTTGTTTTTGTCGACGAATCAGGGCTGTAACTTGTACATAATTTATAAGGCAGTCCTCGCAAATGTAATCGCTCTTCGATCCGAAATAGATCCGAATTATAACGCGACAAGACCGCGAAATTGAGATCAGGAAGTTGACGGATCATTTTTTCCAAGGAATTTACGATCCAATCCCACTCGTCGCTTGATCGAAAAAAATAATGAACCTCTGGTTTTCGTCCCCCTTTTGTATTTGCCATCATCTTTTCCTTAAAGGGAAGAGTCGGAATAAATCGCATCACCGAATTGGCGATTGTCACGATCGCTTCGCTGGATCGATAATTCCGACAAAGTTGGTAATCATGAACGTCTTGGAGTTGTTCATGAAAATTCAGAATAAAATCAACCGAGGATCCGCGCCATGTATAAATATTTTGCGCATCATCTCCCACGATTGTCATGGTCGTATGCGGGTGATAACACCCTTTTAGAATGTCCCATTGTACTTCATTGATGTCTTGAAATTCATCCACAATGATCGTTCGAAACCGTTTGGACCAATTCTTTCCATGATCTGTCTGTAACCATTTCACAAGACGATACGGTAATTCATCAATAAACGGCTGATCGACCACACGATTGGGAGCTTGCTCACGAAGAATCTGGGCACTGAGTGCATGGAATGTTCCTGCGTAGAGATTCACCTGTCCCACCAATTGATGAACCCGATGGATCATTTCTTGGGCGGCGGATCGACTGAATGATACCAATAAGATTTTGCTCGGATCCCATCCATATTCCTCTATTAAATAAGCAATTCTCGCAGTGATTGTTGTTGTTTTCCCTGATCCGGCAGAAGCAAGAATACGCTGATTTTCAGAGGGCGGACTGGTAACGACTCGAAATTGTTCTTCATTGAGTTGAACGGTCCCTTTTGAGAACTCAAGTGTAGCCATTCGTTATTGGAATATGGAATGGATGGTTTAAGCGAAGCACGCGGATAAAACATACCTGTAACAAGACATTGGATTAATAGAATATGGAGACATTGTGTACTGCCATTCGTACCCATTTAACAAATGTACACGGACTATCCTCGTTGCGTCTTCAAAATCATCTCTACGGATGCTATATTTTACTAGAAGACATTGTCCAGAAAAATGTAATACTTGAGGGAACACTTGTAAAAGGAACACATCGTTCATTTGATCTGTCTACCCGTTTTGCGGAGATTGGTCTTCGCTACGGCTTTGCGATGGATACTCAACTATTGCTTGTTCCCTGTCCTGCTGACTACCAACAGGCATGGATTCATGCCTTTACCACAACATCTACATTAGAAGAGGTAGATCGTTTGGAAGAAAAAGTAAGTGAAATTATCGAGCAAGTTATTCCCGCAGAAGAAGGATTTTTTGCCAGCACGGCTGAAACCGGATCCCTTCCTCCACAGTGGGTGGATCATGCTCTCTCTCTGCTTCTTCCTAAAGAGGATACGGTTCAGGAATCCATTGTACCCGCTGTAGCGGTACCTTCCATTACTCCTAGTGTTGTACCTCCTAAGCCATTATCCATTGTATTGGAAAAACATAAAGACAATCCCAAACGTATGTTTGCCTCTACTCGTCGAAAGCGAATCGTTATGCCTCCGAAGAAGCTTCTCGCCACCACTCGTCGCAAGCCAAACGTGTAATAAACCCATTCTTTTGATACGGGGAAGAGAATAGGTACCAATGGAACTACTTTTGGTAATCGGTGTGATCTTCGTGATCCTCACCTTTTTTTATAAACAAGCCATATGCGAATTCCGCATTAATCAACTGGAATGGACACAAAAAGAAAATATAACGACCTTACTTCATGAAAAGGTTCCACTTGTTATACGAAAGCTTCCATCGGCTACTTTCTGGAATGCGGAAGATGTATTATCACGCGAATGCTATGCCAATATCCCCATTTTCCAGGAAATGAGCCTTGTAGACTGGATATCACAAGCCAATCATACCTCCATCTGCCCATGGAAATATCAACAGGCGGAAAAGATTGCCAGTGTGTCAGGAATGGCAGTTTGGGCCACCAAATGGTTGCATCCCGTTATTATTCCACGTTGGTTAAAAGGATGGTGGTATCCACGTTATCATTGTTGGGCCGGTCGTGTTGGCTTACGAAAAACGATTGCCACCTGGACCTATCTCTTTCCCGTTGATGGTGAAATTGTTGTCAGTATTATGACTGAAAATGTAGAAAATGCCTTACCTGCCGAATGGCTTGATAAATTTCCATCAGAATTTACGGCAAAAGATACACCTTTTTTGTCTGATTTAAAATACATGGACATCATCTTGCGACCTGGAAATGGTTTATTCATGCCGGCTCATTGGTTTGTATCATGGAAAAGTAATAATGATGATAAACTTCCCATGGTCGGTACCATTTCCTATCATTCGCCCATCAGTTTACTCGCATTTCATGCATCGCCGTTTACCTAAACCCTTATGACATAAATAGAGTATGAGTGATACAAACAGTACATCGGATCAGAGTGAACCAGAAGAGATCGATGAGTTTGATGATGTCATTGAACAACTCCACACTCTTGAGAAATCCTATCATGAATCGATTACCAGATTAAAATGGATCCAAGATCATATGGTTTCCACGGTTTTGATCGACGGGATGGATCTAGATACCATCTTGGATGAACTCCATGCGGAATCATTACAAGAGATCGAACAAACCGGTCAATCCTCATTTGGATCCAAACTTATAAAAAAATTGAATCAGAACAATGTATCTTCATAACGCAAACAATGACGTGGTATCTTCATTCCTCCAATTCTTGGGAAAAGGCGGTTCTTCCTTATCAATGTTTGCTCAACACTTACGTTTCCATGTATATCGATACCTTGGAGCCTGGCGAGCTTCCAAAAGACGGTTATGTTTCTGCGCCCACGTATGATGGTAAAATCATGATGGCACATATTACTCCACTCGATCACGGTATTTATCAAATGAAAGACATGATAGGAAATGTTATGGAATTTATGCTTGACCCTAGATTAACATAAAAATTGAACTATCTTTTTTAGTAAAGAAAGATACCTCAATATGGAACAATCTCCCTATCATACATTAAACGATGAACAGAAAACTGCGTTTGATTTCCTCTTAAAAGGTGATAACGTTGCTCTACTTGGACCTGCTGGTGTAGGAAAAAGCTATTTACTTTCCGTGATTGATAGTGATCTTCCAGGAATGATGCGCCGTTTGGAACTGGCGCGCGGTGTAGAAAACCCAAAACTACCTCGAATTCAAATGTGTGCGTTAACCGGTTGTGCGGCACTTCTTCTTGGCCATAAAGCAAAAACATTACATTCATGGGCGGGTATTGGACTTGGAAAGGGTACTGTCCAGGAACTTCATATGAAAATCCGTAAAAATCGTAAAGTACGACAAAATTGGCTTCTTACCGACTTGCTGATTATCGATGAAGTCTCTATGCTTACCGCAGAACTACTTGATAAACTCAATGAGCTCGGTAAGAAAATCCGTGTCTCTCGCGCTCCTTTTGGCGGAATGCAAGTCCTACTCGTGGGTGATTTCTTCCAATTACCACCTGTTAATCGTAGCGATGAACCCACCAAGTTTGCGTTTGAAAGTGAAGCATGGAAAGAGGGCATTCAAGCATGTATCGAACTTACCCAAATTCAACGACAAAAAGATGTGGGATTTCAACAAATCCTCAAAGAAGCTCGAATGGGTTCCCTTTCCAAAGAATCATGTGCCTTACTAAAAGAACGAGAAGGGCGCGACTGGCGTTCCAATAAAATCAAGCCTACTCTTCTCTTCCCGCGACGTGCAGAAGTCGATATGATTAATGAATCCAATTTACGGGCCCTAAAAGGAAAACGAGAAACCTTTAAGGCAAGTCTAGCATACGACGGAAAAATGCCAGTAGGATTCAAAGAAACCGATGAAGGGTTTCAACAGGCATTGAATCGGTTTGATACAGATGCGGCGTATGCGGTTCAGCTGGAATTGGTACAAGATTCACAAGTCATGCTGATTGCGAATGTTGATCCTAGTGCGGGTCTTGTCAATGGTTCTCGTGGTGTCATTGTTCGATTCTGTGAAGCGACTGGGTTACCCATTGTGGAGTTCTTAAATGGAGTTCGACGACCGATGGGAAGACATTCATGGCCCGTTGAAGATTATCCATTTGTATCACGTACACAGATTCCTCTACGACTGGCATGGGCCGTTACCACACATAAATGTGTATCAAGTGATACATTATTATCCATTCCAAATCGTGGACTTATTCCAATCCATGAACTAGAATTAAATGATCAACTCCAAGGTGAAGTATATTATCCAGATAATATAATTGTGACTGGAGTAAGCAACAATAAAACAATTATTGAAATATACAAAGGATTTATAGAAGATGGAATAAAATTAGAAACATCATTTGGATATGAAATAACAGGCAGTAATCGTCACCCATTATTAACTTATAACAAAGAGAGACATATATTTGAATGGAAAAAAATACCAGAAATTAATGTTAATGACTATATTGTCCTTAAAAAGGGTGCTAATGTAGAGGGTTCCTATTATCAAATCGATAATGTAATATTTACATTAAATAATTATAAAAAACAAATTATAATTCCTAGTGTTATCGATGAACGCTTTGGATACCTGATAGGTTTATTTCTTGGAGATGGATGTATCAATAAAAACACATATCGATTTGAAATAATGGGAATAGATCTTGATATTCTAACTAGGTGCCAAACAATATTGAAAGAAATATTCAATATTTGTACCGAATTACATGAATATAAAAATAAAAAAACTAAAACATGGCGTATCTTCTTTCATTCTAAACATCTTATTAAATTATTTGAACATATTGGATATAAGTTCGAAAAAGCTAATAAAAAAGAAATACCTTATACTATCTTGAAATCACCATTATCTGTTCAAAAAATGGTGATACAAGGTTTATACGATACAGATGGAGGTGTATCAAGAACTGTAATTAACTTTACAACTACATCGCATAATATGGGAAAACAACTACAAGAAATGATGTTAAATATGGGAATCTTATTATCAAAACATACACTTCATGAAGAAGATATTACTAAACATCATAGTAAAGCATATCGATTAAATATGTCAGGAAGTTCTGCTGTACAATTTAACAAATTAATTGGATTTGGTTGTGAACGGAAGAAATTACATTCTGAACGTTTATTTATTACTAAAAATACGATTAGAAAGAATAACAAATCACAAGCGTTTGAACTTCCAAATGGTAATCATTTAATTAAACAATTGCGTGATGAAATGTATAATGGATTAAAAAGATTAAATACTACAACTCAAATATCAGTAGATGGTCGTAAATTATTGGCTGCTCTTATTAATAAAACACAAAAACTTCGTTGTGAATCAATTGGTGTTATTATTGAATCAATAAATAATATTGATCAATATCCAACAGGAAAGTTCTTAAAATACATACATGATTCTGGTATTATTATTGATACGATTCGTACAAAAGAAAATGTTCAAAATATTCAAATGTATGATATTGGAGTAAGACCTTTAAATCCATCAGGATATTTACCAGATGGACATGACTTTATTGCAGCAGGATTTGTTAATCATAATTGTCAGGGATCTTCTCTTGACAATGCGCTTGTGGACATTGGCTCAGGTAATTTCGAATATGGTCAAGCCTATGTCGCATTATCACGTGCGCGCACACTAGAAGGGCTCTTTGTTCATGACTTTGATCCCACTGCGTTTCGAGCGCATCCAACAGTCAAGGCATTTTATAAAGGATTAACACTTACTCATATGAAAGACGAAGAAAGAGAAGAATTGCGGAGACTCTCTGCAAAAATACATGAAGATAACATAAAAGATATTCACGCTGAATTATCAAGACCGGTTGTCGCAGTGAATATTATCAAAGACGATTCAGAACCTGGAGCAGAATAAATCACTGCGTAATGAATCCTATCGCAACCGCAATTACACAACATCCTATTTTTTATCTATCTCTACATGGATCCTATCCACTTGGAGATTATAATAAACCAGGTGACATTCCTGATGATCAAAAACAACCACTTATCATTCAAGTTCCGAATGATATGTTAGTAATTGAAACAGGAGATATAGGATGGGCCTGTTATTTTACTAATTTTATTAAAGTCATGAAAGAACTATTACTGGATCGTACACGATTGTTACAATATATGGCAGGACATCCTCCCAAAACCGATACACTTGAACAACAATTCTTATTTTCAGGCGCACTGCGTTCCTGTCATATTTATCTACCTGGTAGCTCTATTGCGAATCGGTTTTTAGCTCAAGAAACCGGTCGAAGAGGTTCAGAAGGGGCCAGAACATCCGATTATGGAAGAGAAATGCGTTTCTTTCGATATGATGTAGGTCGTTCAGAACGCGTGGAAATATTTAAGAAACTGCGAACCAATTTGATTGAAGAAGCATATGGTCGATATGACGAATCTACCAGAAGAGAGCGTATGATTCAATCTACTGCGTTTACTACGTATGAAGTTATGTTTAGCTATCTACATGACCTGGAAATCGACGGATTAAAAGTAGTATTTTTCCCTGTATGTGGAGAAGTAGAATCACGTGTAGCGGGTCAACCGATTCGAAACGATAAAGATTTAATTGATTTAATTATTGATGTACAGCGTCAAGCGGATAATTCTTGGACCAACTTTATTGGTGGACGTTCGCTTAAGAGTGTATATGATGAAATCAATCATCAGTATCATGGTTCAAAAACGGTAATTGATGGTGCCCGATTTGTCGGCCGATCTCATTATTATAAAGGTCCTGGTGAGGTCATTCCTTCAGGAGAAGTATTTCCATCCTCAAATTGTATTACACGCTCTAAATCACGTATGATCCATCAAACAAATGAGCATAAACAAATTCATAACCAAATACTAATGATTATGAAATCTATGATAAATATCATTCGTGATTGTTTTTGTTGTAAAAAACTTAAATGAGAACCGGTGTCACGCCTGTGGTAAATGGAAATTTTCCTACCATCGGAATGCCTGAATAGATAAAGGTATTTCCATAAAATAAGGTCGGTTGGATATTGTTATGGTATTGATCGCCACCATTTGATTTAATTTGATGCTGATGGGTTGGATCGTTAATCGTGTGAGTATGTGTAGGATCGGAAATATTTGCGTGTGATATACCGGTTGTAGCACCTGTGCTATTTGCTGAATAATGTATCACACCTGAACCACTAATTGTTGCATCAGCTGGCGATGTATAACTATGAGTATGTCCAGAATCCGTAACACCGGTTGCACTATTATTAATCGTAATTCCTGTCGCATTTAATGATGTATTACCCTGTGTGGTATTGGTAGGCGCATTCACCTGTGCTCCAGCAATGTCATGATTATGACTTGGCATTTCAGATTGAATCAACTTATGATCTAGTTCACCAACACTCTGTCCTGCTGTATACGTACGAGAACGCGAATCATCGTCTGTTACCGTTCCTACTGTTCCCATGACGCGTCCTGCCGGATTTGGCAAGTTAAAAGAATTGCCTGATCCGCCAAAGGTGTATCCTACCACTTGAAACAATAAATTATACGCAGTCGTATCAAGCGAACGTCCATCGCACATGAGCCATCCCAAATGATCTGCTGATACAAATGACATTTTGGTATCACCCGTCAGTGGTTTGGTGCGAGCCGTATTCGCTGCATTTACACGTAGTGTCGATGTCATATCTATTGTAACTTTTTATTAAAAACTTCTAGATAGCATGGATAGCTTTTATCAACTTACTTGTCCTCATTGTTATGGTACAATAATTGTATTACCCAATGAATTAAATTGTCGTATTTTTCGTCATGGTGTATTCTTATCAAACAATGAACCGATTCCACCCCATGCTTCCAAAGCAGAATGTGACCGGCTTGTCACAGAGAATTTAATTGCCGGATGTGGTAAGCCATTTCAGGTAGTTAGACAAGATGATGGATCCGAACTTGCTGTTATATGTGACTACATATGAGTTTGAATGATACGGATTTAAAATAGTATGTATGTAGCACGACTCATTCACGATGGGTTGTTTTGTATCCAAGATAGGAGACGATCCTGATTTTGATGATCCGATTGAAAATAATCAATCTCGTCCCCCGACTCCGCCTAGTATTCGTGTCTCTCCCAAACATAATGGCCCTGTGTCTTACATATTTAATGATATTGTTGATGAAAAACATATGAAATATATGAATGTATATGATAATATGTCTGAACCAACAATGTTCTGGGCACTGGGAATCGAAAATGAATCGTATGTTATGATGAAAAAACTTCAACCTGCTACGTCATTTGCGAAACTCAAACCAAAACGCGAACGATATAGTGTAGATTATTATAAAAATTTCAAACCAGAACAATTAGAAAATACATTACAAACACTTCGCACATCATCTCAACTTACTTATCCCATTTATATCAATTCTCATACTTTTCAAAAGACCGATAAGAATCTACAACATAAAACATTTTATGATGTAAAAAGTACACCGAATCCTGTTTTTACCGAATCCATTCATGATGTTTTGTTACGCGAATGTCCTTTTTATCAATCGGTCTATAATACATCAGTTGTATTCGATGGTGATTCAATAGAGTTTATTACACAGAAGTTTCAAAATACAACAGTATCCGATTGTATGAATGAGTTTACTGAATTGAAAAGGAAATTTCGAAAAGAAGTCTTTCCTTTCTTTGAAAAATGGAATATTGGAACAGTCATGTTTCCTGATCATAATTATGGTCTTGTTACCTTTCTAACAACCAATAAATCCAATCTTCTTGTATGTAATAATGGCACCATTCACATTAATCTCACTTTGCCAACTATGTTACAACATGGTGTGATTCTAGACAAGGATCGATTTGCGAAAGAACATTTGACATTGATTGACTACATTCAGGTAGTCGAGCCTCTTCTAGTAGCATGCTATGGAACACCCGATGTCTTTTCTATTGTGGATCCGGCGTACTCTATCGGCAGTCTACGTGTTTCAATGAGTCGTTATATTTCTCTTCAGACATTTAATACAGGTGTTCCTGTCAATGGGAAATTATTGGTAATGGATAAACCTACCGATCCCACATTCTGGTATAATCAACTTGAAACTCCTTATTTACCAATTGATCAAATTGGATATGATGTTAATTTTAATAAATTTAAAAATCATGGGGTTGAAATTCGTTTTTTTGAATGGTTTCCTGAAGAATATCTTGGAGATGTGATGAATTTTATTATATTATTGGCACAACATTCGTTAACACGTGGTTCCTTTTCTCTTGATAAATTAAAATACAATAACTTAATCAAGAATTGTGTACAGAAAGGATTTACCTATCTCATTTCGATCGAAGACTGTAATGTGATTTTGAACGATCTTGGATTACCATGTATTGATCGAGAATTGACTGCCCATGAATTATTGTCTTCTCTTTCCAATCAACTCTATGATCTATATCATGAATCCGAGGTGGTTCAAAAGATGTCACCATCCATGACTCGTCCAACTATCGTGAATTATAATCGTATCGCATTTGAATCGCTCTATCGTGATGTATATGGAAAACCTGAACTTGTGATTCGTTCTGAATTAAATCCATTCGAAGCTCGAACTCCAATTGTTCCAGATGATATTCCCTCTTTGTTAACCATGTATCATGTCAAAGTGGAATCATCCGATAATCGTTGTTATGCGGATCATTTATATCAATATCATGGAGCCACCATTGTTCCAAAAGGATATTGGAAAGATACGAAACATTCATACGTGATTGGATTAAAGGCAATTGATTCACCTGCTAAATCTACACAGACGCTTCTTCATTTTGCCCACTGTTTCAAAGGGCAAGAGGACGCGAAAGAAACACTTGATCTTCTTAAGGATTGTACTTTTATTGATTATGAATACATGGTAGATCATGATCAAAAACGTGTGATTTCCTTTTGTGCCCAATCAGGAAAAGTAGGGTGTTATTTAGCATTAATGGCGTATCATCTTCGACAGATCGGGTTAATTGATATGGGTGAACTTCCTGATTTTGAAGAAGAGCGATATCGATCGATCTTATCTACCATGGAGGTTCTTCCTCGTGTTCTATTGATCGGATATGGAACTGCTGGAAAACGCGCCAAAGAGATCTTGGATCAGTTTTCGATCTCCACTACGATCTGGACCAGCAAAACCGTTCCTGATCGATCGATCATTTTGGATCATGATATTTTGATCCATGCCATTCGTCTACCCGATGATCCATCGATTACCATTGAACCGTTTCTTACTCTTTCGGATTTAACTTCAGATCAAAAATTACAGATCGTATGTGATATTACATGTGACATGGGCAATCCTCGTAATACGTTGCCTCTCTATACGTCCTACACCACCAAAACAAATCCGATCCGACGGATCAAAAATTCCATCGATCTCATCGCTATCAATAATTTACCATCGTTGGAACCCAGTATTTCCTCTCAACAATTCTCTACCATTTTATCAAAATACTTACCTGAAGTACGATACATGAAATATACTCATGATATAAACCCCTATGCTGCGAGTTTATATCAGAGTGAACAATTTTTTCGTGGATTTATCCAAAAGAGTAAAGACAATTAATTAAATATTGAAGATATTCATCATCCAGTCCATTTGCAAATCCTCTCCCATCTGAACGACTATAAGTATAAATCTTCAAATATTTTATTCCATCTTCTTGATCAAATGTATATCGTGATTCCGTCTCATTGAATAACGAAATACATAAGATGAAAGAATTCCGAGTTTTTTCCCGTAATACGTCACGTAGTTGATGGATCTCATTGAGATCATATTCCATATCCTGTGCAGTAAGAATGAATAATTTAGGTTCAGGAGATGCTAGAAGCATCCGAAAACGTTCCACACACCGTTGATAATAAGCGAGATTTTCTGGGAGTGTGATATCTTTATGAGCATAGGTCAATCCACGATTCACAATCCCTTCAAAGTTTTTACCCCATACCATTGATCCATAAATGCGATGATTAGAGGAAATACCAGGTTCTACCACATGATGATATTGCGGATCAAGAAAAGTTTGAAAATCATCCCGTAAACAATCGATGATCATCTGAGGACTTGATAATGTCCAATCGAATGGATAAGAACAAGAACGAAGATTATATTTCTGTAAATGGGACGCAGTATGACAAAATGAACCGAGTGAACAAATATGCCGAATCATCTTATGATTGGTTGAGTGTAGATGATTTAAGCTAAGAACTCTATTACTTCTTATTATAAAATTGATGGTTTCTATTGTTCTATTGAAAGACAACCATGGATCCATCTTATTTCTCCGGTTGTAATATCGGAATGGACACTCCCGTGATTGCTTCTACAATTAAACCATTTTCTTCACCGTCTTTACAGATAAAACAGGTAATTCTTAATGCAGTGGATGAACTTGTATTGGATGATGGATTTGTGGAGCCGATATTACAGGAAAATCCGAACCGCTTTACCCTTTTCCCTATTATGAAACCAAAGCTTTTTCAGAAATATAAAAATCATGTATCTGTATTTTGGACAACGGAAGAGATAGATTTGGCCAAAGATTTAAAAGATTGGGTCAAATTAACACCGAATGAACAACACTTTATTAAAAATGTATTGGCATTCTTTGCGGGTTCGGATGGAATCATTCAAGAAAATCTGGCAAGTCGCTTTATGAGTGAAGTTCAACTTAGTGAAGCCCGTCAATTCTATTCCGTCCAGCTAATGATGGAGGCGATTCACAGTGAAACCTATTCACTACTCATCGACACCTATATTGAAGATAAATCAGAAAAAATGCACTTGTTTCAGGCCATTCAGACTATTCCTTGTGTGAAAAAGAAGGCAGAGTGGGCGCAGAAATGGATCTCTTCTACGGATGAAAACTTTGCGACTCGTCTTGTTGCGTTTGCAGTTGTAGAAGGCATCTTCTTTAGCGGCTCATTCTGTGCGATCTATTGGTTGAAAGAACGCGGTCTCATGCCTGGTCTAACTACTTCAAATGAATTCATTGCGCGTGATGAGGGTCTTCACACCGATTTTGCGTGCGGATTATATGAAGAGATTGAAAAAAAACTACCAAAAGCTAAAGTTCATAAAATCATTCGTGAAGCAGTTGATATTGAACGTCAATTTATCACAGAATCACTTCCGTGTAGCCTAATTGGAATGAATTCCGAATTGATGACGGATTACATTAAATTTGTAGCGGATCGTCTGAGTACACAACTGGGATATGGTAAAATTTATTCAGCTCATAATCCATTTGATTTCATGGAACGTATTTCATTAGAGGGAAAAGACAACTTCTTTGAAAAACGAGTGACATCGTATGCCAAAGCCGGTGTTGGCAAGACCGCTACCGAAATGAGTTTTGATTTAAACGCGGACTTCTAAGTAGATGATGATTCTCTACGGATTATTACTTGTTGTTTTATTATACGCAGGACTTCATTATTTTTATTCAGTGAAGTATCTTGGTACAACTACATTATACGGCTCATCCGTTACACAGACATTATTTCCTGGTGAAAAATCGATGATGCCTACATGGGGAACCAATTCCATTGGAATGATGAATCCTCATCCCACAAAGTATGGTATGAATTCTTTTTGGCCTGAACATATTCCGTATCAGCCAACCAAATCAGGTAGTGGAGGTCCTAGTCCATCTGGGGGAGAACGTGGATCAAATGGATATTATCCTGGTGTAGAATTGCGTGACGGATATGATCCAATTCCTACCATTCAGAATATCTATGATGAATCAGGTATTCCTGAGAAGAAAGTATGGGAAGTCGGCTGGTGGGGATATTAATAACTCTAAATAAAATCTATATAATAGTAATGGACGACTTATTATATAGATTTCTATACATTGTTACATTTATTTTACTTATTTATTTATTTTTAACTACACGAAAAAAGAGAGCCTTTCCTGTTTTATCAAATCATTCTGAATCATCCTGGTGGCCATGGAAGATTACTGTATATAATTGGTGGCCCGAATGGCTCGGATCCTCTCGCAAGCATGTTGTTATTCCTCCACCAGCTTCTTCTGTATCGCATGAGCGTCCATGGGGAGGAGCAAGCCGTCATGCGAATGTTAGTGCGCCACGTCCTTCTTCTTGAGCCAATGTGGTTCATGTCGGTCAGTGTACTTCAATAGCCCATTTTTAGCGGTACGGTAATAATGTCGGTACGATACGATGGGATTCTTTGAAATCTTGTATTCTGGCGCCATTGCCATGATAAATGGACGTCTTGGATGTCGTTGAATGGTTGGAGGCAAATTAGCATACAACCATTCAACATGAGCTTCGCATGAATGCGTCTTTTTGAATCGAAAACGAAACTCTCGGGCGAGTTCTCTACCCAGCGTTGCGAGCCATCGATAATTTCCATTACATGTTCTCGCCCATCGCGCACACGGATGAGAAATATGACAAGGACGATATGTGGGTTCATTGGTTGTTTCGCAGATGGGTGCGGTTCGCATGTATTCAGGGACAGGCAATTGCTTTTGGGCTTTGGACAGTGCCATCACGGATTTATGCTTTTTCAGTTCAGGATAATGAAGAATCCAATGTGCCGTGTATAACAGCTGGCACGTTTCCAATATCATCTTTACAACATGTTTATCAAGGTGCCAACGGGCAGCCTTGCGTGGATTCCAATGAAGAACGAAAATATTCATTTGAGAACTTGGCAGTCCCCATACCCTGACCGTTTGTTTCAATTTTTTATTTACGGGCATGTAAAGCATATATACATTAATTAGATCAGTCATGAATCCAATGAATTGCTTATGTTTTGGAGTGATTCTAAATTGGTTTAATCGCTTTGGAAATCGATTAACCGCTCTAGAACAAAAAGTAGATTATTTGGAAAAACATGTCATTATTGATATTCACATGTTGGAAAAAAATCAATGATTTAAACTATTACCAACATATATCCATAATGGACCAATCAACAATTATTGCGTATTCTGCCACCTCTATCTCCATTTTTGGTAGGTTTATTTTTATGTATTTACTCTATACACGAAAATCGACCAATTTATATTCACTTGTGTTTTCTCTAGTTAATGTGATTTCTTCCTCATTATGGATTACTTATGGATATCAAATTCATGATACCCCTTTACTTGTTCGAGGTTCATCAGATCTCCTTTTGTTTACGATATCGGCCGTCTATATTATACGTAATCGTGCTACAGGTGTGATTCATCCAGAAGTGTAATTTAATTAAAAATTGAACGATATGTGTATATGATAAAAGGCATCAATATGAATTATGAGCTCAAACACATTCGAGGCATCCCATACTACCTCCACGGAAACATCGTCAAAACCCTCGAACTCCAGGGTGGACTCCCCAGCGAGCACTGCGTTGACATCGGACGATACGATGCTGACAAGGACTGTATTGAGTATTATGCCAACTGGCGGGAGCTCGTCCAACCTCGTCTTGATGCCTTCCGAAACTCGCTCGTCTCCCACGCACGAGACGCCCTTAGGGACGCCGTCGTCAAGCCTCAAAAGCCACGCAAAGCCACAAGAAATCCAAGAAAGCCTTCCAGTCGAACCAAGAATATTGCGAGTGTCTAAAGAAGATATCGAAGCATTATGTCAAGTTGTCGCCGAATTCAAAGAACAATGCGCTTTTTAGGAAAAACACCCAACAAATCAATTACAAATAATATATACCTATTTTTTGTAATTGATAATGTATCTTTCTCCATTAATTATTGATAATCTGATAAATGGTACTCAACGGAACCGATGCCGGTCCCACTGGATTCATATTCGGAACCAGAATGGATCGCGCTGCTGTACTAGCCTTTCCTTGAATGTATTTCAATCGATCACCTTCCGATTTGAATTGAGGATACGTCAAATTATTGATTCCACCCTTCACTGAACTACGTGTAGCCAAGGTCTGTTGGTTAATCGCATTAAAATAGGCAACATTTGCCTGATTTTCATGAATCAGACGACTATTTGTCCCTGTCGGCAAAGGATAATTTGGAGAAATCTGAGCATACGATTGTAAAGTACTAAAGATCAATGGACTATTCGCATCAAAATTCAATGTATTATATGGAGGTAATGGGCAGTTTCCACGTGTTTCGGGTAAACCTTGTGCTGACATCTCTAATAGTATAAAGTAGATTTCATATTGGTACAGAAGATGCCACCCAAACTTCTTACTTTACGAAATCCTCTTCGTCGAGATCAGCGTACCCTTATTTGGCTTCAACATCAAGATCCTAACATTACCTGGTCTCGATGGGATGCGATCGTAACCAGTCTCGCCGATTACCATCGATGGTATGATGCCGAATCACGACTTGTCGGAGTGATTGTATTACAAGTGGAAGGTGAAATGGATACATTTCTAGAGGATCTCTATACCATTGCCAAAGATGTACCGATGGTTCTTGTATCACGCACGATTCTTTCCCTTAAATCAGAAGATTATTGGCTAGAAAATTTCGACAATCTGTTATGTGTTAATGATGTATTAGAACAATATCCATTTTTAATGACAAAATGGGATGGTTCTGCGGAAGATGCCATTGCGATTTTCTCCATTTTATGCCGATACAACCGTCTCGTTGATGTAACCGAATCACGTACTTCACTTTTTCGTGCTCATCTTCAATCGATTAAAAACGTAGTTCCCGCACGTTCCTGGCTCATCACCCAGTATTTTATTCATCCTGATTCAGGGCGTGCGAAAGAAATTCGTGAATGTTTAAAACGAAATTGTGCTTCATTATATATTGATACCATTGTATTATTAAATGAAACCGATTTATCACATAAATGGAAAAACATTCCTGGATCGCATAAAATCAAACAAATTGTTATCGGTAAACGTCTTACTTATTATGATGCGTTACACTATATTGCTAGTTCTGTTCCACCGTCTGTTTACGCCATTATTTCAAATGCCGATATTTATTTTAACTCAACCTTACTTGATTTATGGAAGATCAATCTAACAGATCGTATGCTTGCGCTCCTTCGATGGGAAGGCGAAGGTGAAATCTTTGGTCCACGCCCCGATTCACAAGATACCTGGATTCTACTGTCTGATTCAGTTCGTAGTCGTGATTGGGACCCAAATATTTTTGGATTTCCATTTGGACAAGCTGGATGTGATAACGCCTTTGCCGCCCATATGCTTCGCATGCGATTTCTTCTTTGTAATCCAGCACTTGATATTCAAACCTTTCATTATCATTCATCTAATATTCGCGATTATTCGATTAAGGACATCGTTCCATCCGATCTCTATGTTCATATTGAGCCTACGCATTTATTGGATACAAGTCAGGAACAGGTTCCAGCAGGATCTCCTTATGCGATTTGTAATGAATTTGTGCGTTTTGAAATACGAAGTTCTTCCTTATCAAATGAAGTTACCTACTGTACAATGTTAGGCAAACAAGGACGTTATCAGTGGGAACCATCTGAAGAAAATCGTTATTTTGAACTTGCGATTCCTGTATACGCATGGAAAAATGCATCCGTTACACCAAATGGACTTGTATATGATGCGTATACTGTTTACACAGGAAAGCATTCGAATGATCCACGATTTCAATATTGGAATCAAGCAAAAGTCGATATTTTTACACCTCTTCAACAACGTAAACGTATGATGGCACTTCCTTTTCCTGACCTATCTGTTTTTGAACATCCTGATACCTATATTCTTCAATATGTATCTCGTGCCACTCGTCTTCTCGAGATTTATCCTGATACATCGATTTGGCTCCCATCTGGATTTGAATCATATTTGAATAAACTAGATTTTACCTTTGAAGGTGTTCCTCTCCTTGAACAAACTGGATGCTGGGCAAATGAAGTCATTGGATTTGTACCTGGCCCATCATCATCTGAACTTGGACGTGAAGATGTCATGGCATTACGCACTCGTCTTCCATCATGGAAAAAAACACCTACTGGTCAAAAATGTGTCATTGTAACGGATTCTGTGATTACTCCTCGATTTGTTTATGAAACACTTACACCCTGGCTTAAAAATGCGGATCCAAGTTGGGACATTCAAATTATTTCCGATAAACATCATGCTAGTTATGATTCGATTATTGGTGCGACCCTGTGTATTCTGTTGGGAGGACCTTCTACACAAACCAAATGGTCACGATTATGGGCACTTCCTCCTGATTGCTGTGTGGTAGAATTACAACAAGAACTTGCGATTGATGGTGAGTTTCAACACTTATGTCATGTTGCGGATTGGAAATCATGGGTTCTATTACTCGCAAAGGGTTCCACTACCGATGTTCAGGAACAAATCATGGAACAGCTTCAGACATGGTACAACAAAAATGAATGTGAATTATTTATGGTCATATAAAGCTATGTTATGAACCATGTGTATTATGGTACGACTTGGCTCATTTTTATTAGGAGTTGTGATGGGAACCTACCTGGATCAAACCCATAAAATGCCCAATGTAGAAAAATGGGTAAAGATCGCCGTTCGAAAAATCCAAGACTGGGAAGAACATTCCCGTAAAAATCAATAATGAAATGTATCAATAAACAATCGTACAAGTTCCAATACGCTTGGATTGTTTTTACAATCCATCATAATTTGTTGAATGGTAGAAGGAAAATAGATCGCACAATTATGTGGACTTGCCAAATAGCTGTACAATTGTTCTACGTTTTTATTATTGACATGCGGTAAATGATGTTTGATAAACATCGCCAAATAATACTTTTCTGGGGCGTGTTGAATAACTGTCATCATTTGTTTCTCCATATTTTCATAATTTGGTCGATTCGTAATACGTTCTATCCATTTATTTAATTTCGTCATATATGATAGAATATGACGAAAGTCTTTAATACCACTGGAATGTTACTTTGTTAAATAATTCTTATATACTTTCATTGCGTTTCTCATACCGGGTGTTTGATACTTATGATACTTGGCTCGGTAATACATCGTCTGTGCGACTTGACGGGCTTTTGCGCGACTTACCGAACGAAGACGACGAAGTGTATTTTTTGCTTTTTTACGTGTTCCATAGCCCGCTCGAACGACAGGCGTTTTGACCGCATTATTGAATACACCCATCACTCTACTTGAAATAAAGAAGATAGAATAACTTAGGAGTCAGTGTTTAACAGTGCCTTACCCCACGCAATGGTATCATCAATCTTCTTTTTATTCATTG